AGTTTCTTCTTCGGTGGGTAGTAAAAAGGCCATTATTATATAATAAAGAGTATTATATTATATGTAGGGGAACGTAGTTCGTAAAACATTGTTGGAATGTATTGTTTTTAATTATTCAATGATATAAACATTTAACTCCTTGAATAACTATTTAAATATGAATGTGAATGACAAAACCAATAATGAAACCAATACCAATAATGAAAGGAGGGATTTAAAGGGAACCTTGGTTCCCTTTCTTAATATCGTGATTAACGGCGGCGGAACCATTTTCTTCAATGCTTATGGTGCACTAAAACAAGCAAATTTATCCGGCGTTTGGTCGCACGATTCCGTAAATTCTTATTATGTAACATCCGCGGGTGGAATGTTGGGTATAATGATGGCCCTACAATATAGCTGGGAAGAATTAGACGATTTCATTATCAAACGTCCCTGGAAAAATGTGTGGAAATTCAGTGTAATGAATGTTTTTGATTATTATAAGAACAGAGGCATTTATGGAATTGAATTGTTCCAGGATGTTTTTGGCCCATTGTTAATGGGAAAGGACCTGGAACTCACAGTTACTTTGAAAGAGTTTTACGAAGCCACTGGAAAAAACATTTATTTCTATTCGGTTAAATTGTCCACATTTGAATCAGTCGAGTTTTCGCACAAGTCGCATCCTGATATGCAATTGTTGAACGCATTGCATGCTAGTGCAGCATTGCCGATTTTATTTAAACCTGCAGAATATGCCGGGGAGCTTTATACAGATGGGGGTTTTTTGCTCAATTATCCATTGGCAAAATGCCCCGCCGACCCGGAAACAATTCTGGGTATTCGAAGTGTATATATAGAAAACGCCACAAATATTAATGAAATGAAAAGTGTTTTTGAGTATCTTTCATATATTTTGAATATGGTGCTTGATAAAATTCAGTGCGAAACTGACGTAAAACCTAAATACGAAATTTTATTGAATACGGGATTTATTGACTACTCATCTATTTGGTCTCTTGCGCAAAATCCGGCGGAAAGACAAGCGCTCATAAATAAAGGGGCCGAAGATGCAATAGCATGTCTCTCTTCAATAGAAAAATAATTTATCTTATTATAATAAGATAAAATGCAAGTCAACAAATCTTACAAAACCAATTATGGAATTCCATTTCAATGTGTCGAACTTATTCGGCGGGTTTATCCATTTCCAAGCAATAGATTTCTTTGACAACATTCATAAATTTGACAACATTCCGTTGAAAACTTTCTCGTATCCATACACTAAAAATCCCGTGAAATCCGATGCTATCCTTTTTTGGAAACGCAGAAATCCCAATTTCCCCCATGGACATTGTGCACTTATTATACAAAGTGATGAAAACGAAACAATCACCATTCAGCAGAATTTGAACCCGCCAATACGCCGCTACAATACTAAAGAATTATTTGCAAAAATGAATAAACCAAACAGCAAATTTTTGGGAATAAAAACGGTTCCGTTACGATTGCCAAACATTTTATGCAATGTGGTTCGAATATAATTTTTTCAATAGACAATTAATTTTTGATAAATTCTTCCAAATTTGTATCCGTAATCTTGGCATCAAATTCGTAGGTGTTGCCGTCCTTCACCATTTTCACGGTGGGGTAAGATATCACATTAAACTGGCTAATCATTTGGGCAGTCTCCGGCTTCTCTGCATCCGTGCAGTCAACCGGTATACAAATAATTTTGTATTCATTTACAACTTTTCCATTATATTTGTTGGTGAACTGGGACCAAACAGGCTTTGCCTTTTTGCAATGGGGGCACCAATCCGCGAAGAAAAAGTAAACAGTTGCATCTTTAGGTGCGGTTGGTTGGTAAATGTCAGCATTGGGTTTAGGTTTGTTTTCTCCCCATTTTCCATAAGCATAATAGGCTGCCCATAAAAATACGCCTAAAAGTATCAAAAATAATATTTTACTGTAATAGGGACGGATATAGAGAGAAATCGTTTCGTAAATATTTGCCATAGTATATATTGTTTAATAATATTTAAATCACATAGGTGTGGCCGAAGTAATTTTCTCAGGATATTTAAATAAATGACCAAAACCAGGAAAAACGTTTTTACGAAAGAAGATTACAATAGCAATGATGGGTTTCTCACATCCATTTGGGGCAACAGTGCGTGGCATTTATTACACACCATTAGTTTCAATTATCCAGTAAATCCCAAGCCAAAAGACAAGGAGAATTATCGCAATTTTATTTTGAGTTTGCAAAATGTTTTGCCTTGTGGCAAATGTAGAGAAAATTTGAAGGAGAATTTTAAAAAATTGCCTCTACGAATGGCAGATATGAAGAACCGGGAAACATTTTCGAAGTATCTTTTTAATTTGCATGAATTAATAAACACCATGTTGAGCAAGAAATCGGATTTGACGTATGAAGAAGTCCGCAATACGTATGAGAATTTTCGGTCAAGATGTTTGAAAAATGAAAAACCAAAACGAACACTGAAGAAAAAAGAGAGCGGATGCACCAAACCACTTTATGGGAAGAAAGCCAAATGCTTGTTGAGAATTGTGCCGCAGGAAGAGAAAGAGAAACCGTTTCATGTGGACTCGCAATGCATAAAAAAGCTTGTATAAGAATTATCAATCCATATTATAATGTGGTTTGATAATTTGATATCGTATATTCAAACACTATTTTGTCATAAAAGAAAACCTGATATAATTTTTGAAGATTTTGAAACTACATATTTGTTTGAGAGCGATGATAGAGATTTGTAATTAATTTTAGGCATTTTGGAAACCATTGTATTTGCAAAATATGCATTCCTTTGGTAAAAAATCCAATAAAAATGGCATTACTATCATCCCCTCATCTAGTATGGGATTAAAAGGGAACGACGAGTTCCCTTTATTGTATTCATAAATTATATAATGTCGGCTCGCTTAAATATGAATAAAAGAAGAAACATTTCTTGGAAAGGCAGAACATTTAACCAAGTTGTTGCCGGTCTGAAAATGAACACAAATACATTCAGCACTTCTTCTACGCAAGGATTCTTTCTGGCACCTCCCATAAAACATTATCGTAGAGAAATTGCAAACACAAATGCTAGTTGCAAAACCCGCGCCAATGTAGATGGTGACGCTTTTTTCCAACCTGGTGGCACCATTAACAACACCGCTTCTTCAGTTCCCCCATCTTACGTTTCCGAATTTGATTTAACCGTTATTCGCACAGAGAGACCCACTAATAATTGTGATACTCCGGCCTGCAGTAAATCCGCCGACGCAAAACGCCGGGTCCGCAGTTCTGGCAACATTAAGCGAATATTCTCTGCTTCCAATGATACTTATTATACTTCCACCAATGAGTATTTGATAAGCCGAAACCGCACCGTGAAACAGAACGAGGTCTTTAGTGTCCGTTATGGTGACCCCACTTACAAACCGGGTGAACCAAACAGCATCCCCAACATTTATACACCCAATGGAATAAACCATTGTGCCAAGGTCTCTATCAAAGGGTTTAGCTCATCGCCACTTTTCCAATACCAATGGATAGATGCGACCGTGAACAACTTCACAATTGCTGACGGAAACTATGATATGGGCGAGCTGAACTCACTTTTCCAAACAACGTTGTTGAACCGTGGTCATTATTACAATGATAGCTCAAATGGAAGCAGAGTGTTTTTGTTTAACTTTGTGTACAATACATTGACCGACAAGGCGCAAATCCAGTGCTTTGCAACAAGTGATACAATTCATACAGCAAGATACACAATACCCAACGGTGCATCATGGGTAAAACCATATGGAACCATTGTTCCAGTCATACGCATTTTGAGTAATATTTTCCAGACTATTTTAGGAATACCGGCGGGCAATTATCCTCCGGCAGACATTTCGAATCCCGTCGCAAAAGGACAGCTACAGCCAGTATCTCGACTTGCAAGTCCAAATGATGGATATGCTTCCAATATTTACACTCCTGGACTTTCGGCGGGAGTTATACAATTGTACATAACCAATTTTCCGGCTTTTGCCACTGGAAACCAAGGGAATCAGTTTAGGACAGGAACCGTGAATCCAACGATTGGAACACCTTATATTCCTCTTTATTACAAACCAAGCAACAGCAAGTTTGCATCGCAAGGTAGTGTGGATTCAAGTGCTAGATTAACCAGGCTGAAATATGACACAGTCACCAACTCGGCAAATACATTTTTGACTGCATATGGAAAACAGACGGCAAATGCATTGGCATATAGTGTTCCTTCACCCGGATATACCATTAAGGATAAAGTTGGGTATCCTGCAGCCAAAACGCCAACTGTAAGCCGTGGTATAGTTACGGCGTGTGAAACGGGTAAGTTGAGAGGCGGTTAAGGGAACTCGTCGTTCCCTTATGATCCCATACTTAAAAGGGTGTAAATGAGAAAAAGTGTAAAGGAGGGTTCATAAGGGAACTATTAGTTCCCTTAACTATTAGTTCCCTTAATATATAATGGACGAAAAAGAGAGAGAAACCCAAATCACCGTTCAGATTTTTGGCTTAATCACTTTTGTATGGGTAATGATTGGGCTTGTTGCGTTTTTATGGTCAATCTACTGTTTTGGAAAAGCCGGAACTATTTTCCAGAAATTTGTAGGTATTATTATGGCAATGTTTATGGGGCCGTTGTTCTTTTTTTATTATAGATATAGTCCAACTTATTGCAAATAAATATATTAAATTATAATATAAATATGGCACACGATCACTATAGAATTTTTGCAAAAATGGAAGGTCATGGAGGTATTATTGTGACTAAAAAACCATCCAAACTGGGTGGATTAGTTGGTCAAGTTGGATTTACGCCAACTCCTAATTTTCACATTCATAGGTCTGGTATTGTTATGTGTGGAACATTGTATTATGAAATTCCAAATAATAATTTAACCGATTATCAAAGTATACAACAAGCATTGCAGCGCGGAACAACGGTTGACGATGTTATTAGAGGATGGGTTCCAGAAATGAATCGACGTCAAATTATGTTTAATATTCAAACCTTACAAACACCTAGATTTAAAGAAACATTTATAAGAAAATATGGCGAAGAATTTGGAAATAAAGTTTTTTCAAATGTATTATTAGGTTCTGAAATGGCTAGACAAGGCATTCCTGGTGTTTTAACCGAATCTAATTATGGCGAAATTCCACGTGAAATTCTTGCTGATAAAGTGTTTAGCGGACGACAACCGGGTGACCTACCGAGTCAATTTATACCAGAAACAACACCAGAAGGTCCGGCTTTATATATTTTTTGCATTGAAAAAGTGAACACTAGAGAGCGACGTTTAATAAATCAAGGATATAAATTACCAAATAATATTAAAATGTCGGACCTGCCATCTACAGTCAAACAAATTTTAAATTTTATAAAAGATGCAGATGTAGTTGATTTTAATTTTTTAGACACATCGTGCAATTATAATGATATTGAAGGAGAATGTAGTAAATTATCATTAATAACGCAAGTAACCAAGGATGAAATGGTAAGAATGTATAGAGAACAATTTAGACAGGTTTCTGAAAACTTTGACCCCAATATGGATATGGATATATAATAATATAAAGATATTTTTAAAATATCTTTATAAAATGTTTTTTAACTACAACTTGCTCAACGTGTATCCCCGTTACATGCACCTCCGTATTTATGCGGACAACTTGAATAATCCCGAATTGTATTGCAAATACTACGAGGCAATTTACAACCACAACTCTAAATTGAATGACAATCCGCATCACATTGATGCTGGGTTTGACCTTTTTTCACCCTACGAATTTTTTAACTGCGCATCAGAAAATGTAAACAAGCTGGATTTTAAAATTAAGTGCTCGGCGCAAATTGTAGAGATGGAAAAAAATGGGCAAATCAATACTTACAATACTGGATACTACATGCATCCTAGGTCCAGCATTTCCAAGACACCATTGAGACTCGCAAATTCAACGGGGATTGTGGATTCCGGATATCGCGGACCACTCATTGG